TTTTCGACCCGCGGCAGATCATACAACTCGTCAAACGTCGGGCCGTACTTGACGCCCTGATAATGCAGGTTCTCCGCAAGGAAACCGATCTTGTTGACGCGCTTGTGCTCGAGGAAGCCAATGCCGTCGATTTGGCCTAGCTTCACAGACTTGAACTGCGCGATGTACGGCAGGCCGACAACGACGTTGGAGAACGGTGCACCAGCAAACACCGACAGATCGAGCTCGCCGGGAGTACCAAACTGCGTTACAACCGCGTCGCCGACATACGCGCCATCGGCCCAGACATTCACCGTCAGCCCGGATAGCCAGTTGAGTCCCGTCAACAGCGACGTCGGAGCGCCGTCATACTGCGTCCACGCATCCGAGATGTAGTTGTTCAGGCCACCGCGAGCCTCGCTCTCGAGCGACCATTTGAGCAGGAATCGTTCCTCGCCCTGCTCGAAATTGTTGCCCTCGACCGTGTAGTAGACCTGATCCTCGTCGGTGCCCGGCAGTACCGCGACGTCCTCGATCTTCCATGTTGGCGGACCGCCGATCTCAATGCCAACCCACGCGATGACGTTCTCGGCGCGATCGTACACCAGCATGCCGACAGTGCCGTCGGCGCGGACACAGTGAACGCGGACATCGGGTTTCATTTGCACGTCGATCTGCACAATCTCGGAGACGTTGAACTCCGGCGCGAAGATCGACAGATCCACCGGCTTGAAGTCCTGGATGTCGATGTCGTAGACGAGCTCGTACACCCGTTTCTTGGTGCGGTCGACGAACACGCCCCTCGAGGCCGCGGTCTTGATGTTGAAATTGAACGGCGTCAGCGGCTCGTCGAAATTGGTCGATCGCGCGGACAGCGGATTGTTGCCGTCCATGCGTTTTGCGGCGACGTTGGCCGAGTTCTCCGACGTGCCGAACATAAGCCGGGCCATCGACAGCATCCAGCTGATCACTCGGATTGCGCCCGAGCCAATGGTGCGATTGATCGGGCCGGAGTCGCCCTCGACGTTGTCGTCGTGACTCTCGAAATCGTCGGAGACGGACATCCAGATGCGATCCTCGCCGGCCCACCCGAGCCGGCCCTCGTGAATGGCCACCGCATTCGGATAGCCGCGCACACCGGACCACGAGATCTCCCACCAGTCCTTTGTCGGATTGATCGAGCCGAATGACTTGATCACATGGATGCGAGCCTCAGTCGGCGTCAGTACCTCGAACACTCGACCTATGCCCTGGATCGAGCCGCCGGTGTAGTTGAGCGTCATGGTGATATTGCCGGACGTGTAGGCCGCGATGCGCAGCCGGTAATAAATGATCTGCCCGTCCTGCCCGTCCTTGTAATTGGTCGAAACCGGCGCACTCCATGTCTGGCCCTGATCGTTCCATGGGCCATTCTCATCGAAAGCGAATTGCAGCGACACCGTGCCGACAAAAGTGCCCTCGATGATGATGCCAAACGATCGAGCGTCCTCGCTGCCGACCACGCGGATCGGATCCGTGACGACGTCGACCGCGGCGCCGGTGTTGGTCACGGTTTGGCCTTGACTGGCCAGCCGGAACAGCGCGCCGGGCCCGAATACCGAGCCCTGCAGCGGCGTCGAGAATATCGGATCCGAGGAAATCAGCCGCACATACTTTGTCGGATCGTTGGGGATGCCGGGCTTGTTGGGATCGTAGTCGCCAGAGATGGCCGTCGTCTGAATCGTCGTCGAGCCGGTGTTCTGGGTGCGGAACGGTCCATCGTCAGTGACGAACTCGACAATCGACCATGAGCGGCCGTCGAAGCGCCGTTCGATGACCTTTTGCGCAAGCCCCTCAGAGGCGCAATAGATGCGATCGCCCGATTGGTCCCACCGCACATTGCGGACTTGCTGCTCCGTCGACCATGGCGTACCGAACTCGATGACGCCAGTCTTGATAGACACACCGCCGACCTTGACGTTATACGGCTGATCGTTCGAGAGCTCGATTGTGACCGTGCCAGTGATCGGCGTGAATGCCAGCTGGTGCGAACCGTCCTGCAGGAGTGTGTCAGAGATGTACTCGGAGCCCTGCACTGTGGATCCGACCCGCAACCGTACCGGGCCATGAATGACACCGATGCTTAGGCCGTGCTCGACGTTCTGATCGCCGGGCGCCACCGTCAATGTCTGGAAGGTCCGCGCAAAGCCCTCGCCGGATCCCAACAGGTGCAGCGTGTTGCCCAGGACGTAGGACGTGCAGTTCGCGTCGTCGTCGATTGACCAGCCCGTCGGCGGACTGGTTTCGTCCGGATCTGTGAATGAGGCGTTGGTAAACGCGGTCGCCACAACCGGCCGCTCGAGGAGCACGTCATTGATGCGGACGCGCAGATAAGAGCCGACGCCGAATTCGAGCAGCGCGGTGTCATCCTCCTCGAAAATGAACGGCATCTGCCGCACCAGATTGAGGCCCTGATTGACCGCCATCTGATCGATGTACTTCCAGCCCGGCCGCAGCTGCATGCTGCCAAGGACGCGCGGGATGAAATTTGTCTGGATCTCGGCCGACATGGCGTAGCGCTCGAGATCCATGCGAGCCAGCCCGATCGAGGAAATAACTCCCCGGTTGAAGGCGAGGAGTTGTGCGTCCTGGTTAGCCATTAGCCGATCAGCTGACTACGGTTGCCGCGATCATCCGTGCCAGACCTGAATCCTCGCCGGGATCTCGCCCAACCGCCTTGCGGCGCGAACTTCGCAGGATCCTCCATGGCGTCGACCGCTTTCGCTTCGGCCAGCCACATTTTCCAGTCGCGCGCCAGACGCTTGTCACTGACATCGAGGCCGGCAATGCGCGGGCCAACCTTGTAGGCCATGTAGTGCTCGACCATCTCCGTGAAATTCGGCGGCCACAAGGAAAGATTGGCGCCGAACTGATCGTCGTTCGACACGTAGCCGAAGTAGATCGGATCCGCGTCCGTGTAGATGAAATTGGCCTGATCCGAATAGCGCGTGATCGGGTTGTTGTAATACTCGTCATAGCAGACCAGCATCGTGCGGATGAAATCATCCGGCTTGCCGAATGCGTACTGGTAGCCGAATGCCGGCGTGATGTCGGGGCTCGGCTGCAGCTGCACCGTGCGCTGAGCGAAATTCCACTGACCCATGTGCAGGACGCGATCGATTAAATCATTGTCCCAGATCGCATCCAGCTTGTAGCGCGGCTCGCGATTCTCGTCGAGTGCCGCCAGCTTGCGCTCGCCCAGGATGCTAAGCGACCCGTTGTAGATTGACAGTTGACTTGGCATGTTTCCTCCAAGGCCAGCGCGTCCCTGCGCTTTGTGACCTTCCTTGCTCGGCTATCGCTTGAGAGCCTGAGCGTGATTCGCCGCGAAGCGGTGCGCGAGCTCCTTGGTTGCAAACCCATCCTTGAGCGGCTTCTTGTCGAACTCCACTCGCCACTTTTTCGACGTGCCGGCCCAACCGACCTTGTAACGGCCCGGCAGCTTGTCGCTTGGCTCGTGACTGGTTCCGTAGTCGTAAAACGCCTCCTTGATGACCGAGGCAAAATTGTGGCCACAGTCAACAACGATCACGCGCATCTTCCACGCGACGTCCTCGCGGACCACCGTAATCGTGTCGGTGATCTGCAGATGGCGGGCAATGTGCTCCCAGAATGCCGGATCTAGGACTTGCTCCGGCGTTGTGCCGACCTTGGCGTCGACACGAAAGTCGTTTTCCTTTTCGGCGCGCAGCTGGAATCGGTTGACACCGACCGGCTTGACCGCGTCAGGAACTACAACAGCACCCTCGTCCGAGGGCTCGGGATCCTGCGTTTTCTCGTCCTCGATTTGGTCATCGAGTGTTTTTGCTGGTTCTGCCATTGACTGTCTCCATAAACAAACGGGGACCGCCCCACATGGAGCGGCCCCCGGATTGTCGCGCAGATGTCTCTGCTATGCCAGCCGTTAGGCCAGAGTGACGTCGCCGTTGGCCGCCACTACCGTCACAACGGACGGCGTTACCGACGTTCCGTTGACTACGACGTGGACGATGTCACCAACCTGCAGGCCCTTTTCGTTGCCGTCGTCGATGTAACCCGCGGCTTGCACCGCGACTGCAGCATCGGCGGAACGATAGGTCCAGATGGCAGAGCTCTCGCCAGCATTGGCGCCGCCAGCACCGGCACCTACGCGCGGGAACGAGACGTTCAGGCTATTTGTATCGTATGCCATGAGTCATTACTCCTTACGCTGCGGCCAGTGCAGAGCCGTCATGTGCAACGATGCACACGCCAGAATTCTGCAACAGCACTGAGCCCATGTAGATCGAGCAACGGGCCCAGGAGTAATCCTGCTCCTCGTCGTAACCTACCTTCATTTCCATGTCGTCGGCGTTGTAGGCATGGCCTATCGCTGACTTGTGGAACATATACGTCTCCTCGGTCGCAGAGCCGGGACCGCCGCCGCCGTTGAGGTTCGGATGAACAACCCAGTTCATGCCGAGCCAACGGTAGGTGACAGGCCGGTCGCGCCACGCCGGATCGGCCGCATCAAACGGGCCGTTCATGGTGTAGTCGCGACTCGAGAAGTCGTTTTCACCCATCATGTAGGCCTCGTAGGCCGGTGTCACGATGTATGAGATCCAGCCATCCCACGGAACCTCGTTGTTACCGAGGACCGTCTTGCCGCGCAGGGTGCGCAGCGTGTTGGCGGTCACAGCGGCGCCGATATTGACAGTCGACGTGGCGAGATCGCCAAAGATGTCCTGATCGATCTTGCGATTGATCACACCCATCGTCGTCGCCTGCATGATGGCGCGCTGATTGCCCTGGGAGGCGAAGATGTTGAAATCGGTCTTGCGCACGAGATCGTGCCACTCGACCAGCGTTGCAACAGGCTGGTTCAGGTTGTCGCCACGAGCGGGGATGAGTCCATTGACGCCGCGCGTCTTGGCCTCGGCTCCACCCGAGTCAGCAACGAGGAACGTAGCCTGATTGCCCTTTATCACCGATTCCGTGGTTGTCCAGCCACGGATCAGGGATACCAGTTGCTCGAATCCATGAATGAACTCTTGGCGATACTGGATTTGATAGGCAGTTTCAGCCATTTAGGCGTCCTCCAAAAAATGAAAAGTCCGTTTCCACTAATCGGGGTAGCCTGCTTGGGCTTTGCGAGGGGTATCTCTGACGAGGGCCTCGCGTTGCCGGCAGGGAGCCGGTAGGCGGCCGGGAGCCTTACGGGGTAGCCGGCCTTGCTGTGGTATCTGCGAATCTAGCTCAGACGTTGGCCACGGTCAAGCCACCAGTGACGAGAATCGATTGCGGTTGCGATTGTTCTTGGCCACGATCTTGACACTTGGCCCGGCTATCGCGCTGGCAATACCGCCCTCGACTACCGTCAGAGCACCCGCTACAGACGTGGCGACCTGATACTGGCCATCCTCGGCACCGGATCCAGAGATCTCGATGATCGAGTTCGGCTCAAAGCGCGCCAGCCGGTTGCCGGTATCGGTGATCTGATTCGGCGTGACAAAGGCGATCGTGGTGTCCTCGAGCTCGAGCACATGCCGGTTGAAAGGGTCATTGTCGCCAGCGCCATCAAAGCGATTCACGCGGCGGTTGCGAGATCCGGCCGGCGTCGCGTCGTTCAATCCTGGTTTCCGTACAGCCATCTAACTGCTCCTTTTCGGGGGTTTCGTGAAGCCCTTGGTCGCATAGTATAGCCGCACTTGCTTTTTCGTGTACTTCTTGCCGCTCGGCGACGTGTAGGTGCCCGATCCGCTTTTCTTGAAAGGCATGCGACCTCCTTTGCCGCTACCGGCGTAATGTGTCTGCGGCGCGACCTCGGCCATTACTTTTTCCGCTGGCTTGTCTTGCTGTGATCGAAGTCGTTGTGTTTAGCGCGCTTGGCCTTGGCGCCCGGCGTGTGCGGGCCGCCCGGCCCATGGCCGCGCTTCTTTTGCGCTTCCAGGATCGGCGACGTGACTTTTCTCATTTTCGGCGGTGGCAGTTTCGGCATGATGGCCTCCTACGGCGCGAGCGGGGTGCGGACCTCCGTGCCAAGGCGACGGTTGCCCTGCCGGCGACGGCGGTCCATTGGAGGACGCCGCCGCGGGCCGCCAGTATCGGCGCCAGTGTCGGGCCCGGCGCGGCGCGCGGGATCCTGCATGCCGGCGGGGATTCCGGTCAAACCCTGAGATCCAGGTGCAGCTTGAAACGCGCCTTTGCGCTTGGCCTTTTTGAGCAATCCAGACATGGCAATTCCCTATGCGGCGGTGTCCTGATCGAGCCTCGATCGTATATCGTAAAGCTCGCGGAGTCGAGCCTGCATCGTGTCGGACTTCTTGTACTCGGACGTGCCCATCTTGCCCTCGATCTCGGCGATCTCGTCGTGCAGTCCTTTCAGCTGATCGGG